GGCGCTCATTCGACGAATTGGAGTGCGCTATGGAAAAAGAACGCGACGAAAGAAAAACAGTTGCCACGTACTGAGCAACGTGGGAGAATAGGTTTATCACAGGGATTTTCACGTCCAAAATTTGCCACCCGCAGCATAACGCTAGCGGGTTTTTTATTACCTAATTCAGGTTGAACAATTTAAAGTTTCCCCCTACCTTGCATATGCAATGAGGGGTATTATGCAGCTTACACGAGCCACCAAAGAGAACGGCCTTTTTAACGAGCTTGAGATTCAGTGGCGAGGGCAACTAGCGCAATATGAAGAAACGCTAGAGGACTACATGCCTTCGTATATCGAGCATTGTAATAAGGTCCTGATCGATACGCCCGATGATTATTTCGTTTACGTTATGACGAACAGCGGAGCCTATGAGGGCTTCCTGCATATCAACCGCGCTAAGATCAAGAAGTTCTCCGGTTATACGCTGCGGGCGACTGAAATTACATTGGCCCCGAATTTAGATTACGAAGCAATACCAGACGAAAAGATGTTTGAGCTGGTGGCCGGAATTGTTACCGAATTGTTAAGATTGTCCCAGGGCGAGTTAGAATCAACCAATATAAAAATACATATTGGCCCCCTAGATAAGCCATATCTATCTGTATTTGCTAAATACTTTACAGGGGCGGGGTTTAATTCAGCTATTGAGGGCAACTGGCTGGTGATAAGAAAAAAGGTGACAACCTAATGTATTCTTAATAAGGAATGTCTTATTATATAGGCATACATACGGAATACAACCTTGGTGGGGGTTACAATGGATTTAGATAAGATTTACAAGATAGCGTATATGGCCGCGCTGAGGGCCGCACAAGAAACAGGCGATGCTTTTAAGAAGCTGTCATGGTTTCCTAGTAATCGCAAAGTACAGAGCGAAAAGAAGGACGTGGCTTAGAGCCCGCCTAAATAGTTAATCAGAGGCCACCCTAACCCGGTGGCCTTTTTTATTATCCAAAAATCAGGAGTCTCATGAGCTGGCCGCAGATCGGTGAATACACCGACAATGGACATGTTGTGCGCGTTTTCAAAGCGGCTTGGGCTGAGCAGGTATTGCCGACATTCAAGGATATGTTTGCGGCGTCTTCTGAAACGCAGAGGCGAAACAGGGCCCGTGCCCAGGGCGGCGGGTACAGAGAGACAAGCAAAGCGGAATTGAGATTTTAACAACACACATGAGCCAGATAAAGCCGTAAGGCGATTGGCCTAGAGGAAGATATGAATAAAGTTAGCGAGCGTGATGGCGTACTGGTAAGTCCGGTAATACATAGCGCCATGACGGATACCTATGGGCACCGGACGGCGGTTGAATCAGCGCTTAAGAATGTTTGCAAGGGCCGTAACCTAGTAAGGGAAACTGTCCGAGGTGGGATTGTTTACTACATGAGCGATTGTTCTTGTGGGGAGAGTAGGCCATGAGCGAACTTACCGGACACGGAGCAATCACAGAGGAATACTACAAGGAAGTTGAGGCGCTAAAGCCCGCGCTGGATAAGCGCAGGCAGGCAGCCAAAATACGGGAAGAAAAGCAAGCCGCTGAAATGCAGCGAATTATTAACAATCAAAAGCCTGTGGGATAAACATGCCATCCCCACGCAACCCAGGCGGTGGCAAGCCAGACAAGATGGTAAGAGACGCGCTAAAGGCCGCTCTACGACAAGATACTGATCAGTTGAAGCGCATAGCCGAAGCATGGTGCGCAAGGGCTGAGTCAGATCAGATGGCAGCCAATGCACTAGCTGACCGCTTAGACGGCAAGGCGATGCAGCCTATTGGCGGCGATGATGACAACCCGCTGACTATCGTGGCTCGCATTGAGCGGGTGATAATTGACAACACTACAGATTAAGACCCCGAGGGTCTTTGCACCATTATTGCAGCCTGCGCGGTACAAGGGGGCTCATGGAGGCCGTGGATCTGGTAAGTCGCATTTCTTTGCAGAGCTATTGCTGGAGAATTGCGTAGCAGAAACCAAACGTGCCGTAGCGCTACGAGAAATACAAAAGTCTATCAAGCAGTCAATCAAGTTGCTGCTGGAAGACAAGATCAAAACCATGGGGCTTCAGGGCTACTTTGAAGTCTTAGAAACTGAGATACGCGGCAAGCGTAACGATAGCCTGATCATCTTCCAGGGCATGCAGAACCATACTGCAGACTCCATCAAGTCGCTTGAGGGGTTTGATATAGCATTGCTGGTTGAAGCGCAGGCAATATCGCAACGCAGCCTAGATTTACTCAGGCCGACCATACGTAAGCCCGGTTCCGAAATATGGGCTGAATGGAACCCTGAGACAGACGATGTGCCCATTGACAAGTTGCTGCGTGGCAAGGACAGGCCAGAGAGTAGCATAGTAGTGGAAGCTAACTGGCGTGATAATCCATTCTTTCCTGAGGTCCTCCGCAAGGAAATGGAAGAGGATAAAGCCAGAGATTACGACAAATACTTGCATATCTGGGAAGGCAATTATCGGCGCACGTTAGACGGCGCGGTATATGCCAAAGAGATACGGGCCGCCTACGAGAAGAAGCGCGTCTGCAAGGTGCTACCCATACCGGGCAAGCCCGTAGACACATTCTGGGATCTTGGTAAGCGCGACCATACGGCTATCTGGTTCGGCCAGATGCAGCTGAGTGAATACCGTTTCCCCCGGTTCTATCAGAATCGCGGTGAGAAATTAGAGCATTACGTTGAATATGTGAAAGCTACTGGCTACCCGCTAGGGACCATATGGCTGCCACATGATGCCGACCAGGAAAGACTGGTGGGAAAGACCATAGCCGACTCAATGCGGGATCATTTCCCGAATGTAACGGTGCGTGTCATCCCGAGAATGGCAAAGAAGGGCATAGGCATTGAAGCCGTGCGCCGGATATTCCCCAATTGTTACTTTGACGAAGAGCTTACCAAAGACGGCATGAAGGCCCTAGGGCGCTTCAAGTATGACGTAGACCCCGACAGCGGGGGATACAGCCAGAACCCGTTACACGATGAAAACTCTGACGCCGCTGATGCATTTGCACAGGCCGCGCTCAGCTTAGACGAACCCATTACCGGGAAATTGGCTCCACTAGCGGGCAACTCCAAATCACGCAGATAATCAGGATTCACACATGGACGTTAAAGAAGCTCTTGAAAAGGCTGAGCAGGCTAAGAGCTATTGGTCCGAAATCTATAGTGAAGCGGAAAATGACCTCCTGTTTGGTATCGGCATAGGCCATTACTCGGATCGCGAAATGCGCGACCGACCCGATGGTTGCATGGTTGTGCCCGTATTGCCCCAGTTCATTCATCAGGTCGTTAACGACGGCAGGCAAAATACGCCCAGCATCAATGTCCTGCCAGGCGAAGGTGAGGGCTCTAGTATTGAGACGGCCAAAATATTTAAGGGCCTCATTCGCAACATTGAATACAAATCCAATGCCGATGAGGTTTACGATACTGGCCTGGAATACGCGGTACGCAGCAGCTTCGGCTTTGCGCGTGTCGAGCATGATTACATCGATGACTCTAGCGACCTGCAGGAGTTAAAGCTTCTAAGCGTTCCAAACCCCCAAGGCACCTATCTTGACCCATCGTATATCAAGGCGGATGGCTCAGATGCGGAATGGGGATTCGCGCTAGAGCAGATCAGTAAGAAAGCCTTTGAAAAAAAATATCCCGGTAAAGAATTCACAAGCTTTAGTGAGAACCCCACGGACTCCAAGGCGGAAGAAATCACTTTGGCGGAATTCTTCTACAAAGAGTTGGTGAAAGTCGAGGGCCGGAAGCGCCCCAAAACTGTAATCCACCGCTGCAGGTTCTCCGGTGCCGACCGATTAGAAGAAACAACGTTTCCCGGCATTTATATCCCAATTGTACCGTTCCTTGGCGAAGTGGTTTGGATTAACGGAAAGCGCTATCTGCTTAGCCTTATCCGCAATGCTAAAGACGCTCAGCGCCGTATCAACAAATGGGCTACGAAAGAGTCCGAGCTGCTGGATATGGCCCCGATTGCGCCGATTCTCGCGCCAGTTGGAGCTATTGAGAATGTGCCGGACGGCTGGACCGCCCCCGATGACACGATTGTTCTGCGATACAATATGTTCGATTCGCAGGGCAGGCCGCTTGATAAGCCCGAGCGATTAAACGCTCCTCAGATACCTACCGGATTCGTTAACGCTATGCAGGCCGCTAATGAGCAGGTTAAGCAGGCGATGGGCATGTATAACGCCTCTATCGGTCAGCGCAGCAACGAAACCTCTGGCGTGGCAATTGATGCCCGCAAGGTTGAAGGTGAGGTGGCAACATTCCACTTTGCTGATAACCGCAACCGCTCAATTCAGCATATCGGACGCATTTTAGTCCACGCGATCCCCGAGATTTACGACACCGAGCGCGTAATCCAGATTGTAGGCGAGGAAGAAGAGCCGCAGATGGTTGGCATTAATGGCCTCACCGTTGACGGGCAGGAACATAAGCATGACCTGACCAAGGGTCAATACGATGTGCGCGTAACCACAGGCGCTAGTTATACAACGAAGCGCCAGGAAGCGGCTGCGCTTCTGGGTGACTTGGTGGTGAAAAATCCGTCGCTCCTAAATGTCGTGGGCGACCTGTTATTTAAGAACATGGATGTCGCAGGGGCTGATGCAATCGCATCCCGATTGAAAAAAACCATTCCCCCGCAGCTACTAGACGAAAAAGACCGCGAACAGGAAGCGCCTGATCCTGAAAAGCAGCAGATGGCGCAGATCATTGAGCAGGGAGCCGCAGAAATTCAGCGGCTCACGGCAGAGCTTGCCAATAAACAGGGCGAATTACAGCTCAAGGGTGCAGAGATCGAGCTTAAAAAGGGAGAACTCCAGGTTAAGGCTGCTGAAATGCAGCAACCGCAAAGTAGCGCTCTCGATGTGGAAAGTCAGGCATTCGACCAGCATATCAAACAACGCGAACTGGAACTGAAGGAAGCCGAGTTTGAGTTGAAGGTATTCCAGGCGAAACAAGCGCCCGCAAAAGGGTCTGGCACGGCACCCGCAGGCATAAAGCTTGATACTACGGGCTTTCAGATGCTGAAAACGCCTGAACAGGAAGAATTCGATAAACAGGCCGAAATTGAACGGCTGACACTAGAGCAACAAAAGCTACGGCTTGAACAGCAGGAGCTTGCCCTGCAGCAGCAGGAAAGCGCCCAGAGGGCAGAGCAGGCGAATGCGGTTATTATGGCCCTGGCCTCCATATCTGCCCAGCTGGATGCACTTAACAAGCCTAAGCCTATTACAGTGATACGTGACCCTAATACGGGCGTAATTACTGGCGCGGTGTGACAGAAAAATTAAACCAGGAGTATTAAATGTCTAAAAGTAATGCATACGAAAATGCACTGCTACTGCTCGTATTTAACAATACGAACATAGCTAACGTGGGTGATGCTACCGGGCTGCGCGGCAGCTCAACGGCGGGAAATCTTTATTACTCGCTACATACATCCGATCCCGGCGAAGCTGGTAGCCAGACTACCAACGAAATATCATATACTGGATACGCCCGTGTCGCAGGGGCGCGTTCTGGCGCGGGCTTTACGGTGACAGCTAACAGCGTATCACCAGCAGCTACCGTAACATTCGGACAGATGACGGCGGGCGCAGGGGGCACAGTCACGCATTTTGGCATCGGAACCGATTCTTCGGGCGCTGGTACTTTGCTTTATTCGGGAACCGTTACTGCCAACATTGCGGTTGCTAACGGCGTAACCCCTCAGCTTACTACGGCATCGGCAATTACTGAGGATTAATAGCCGCGTTGGCGGATGGGGAGTTAAATGGCCGTACCTGTCCTAGCCTCAAGCTCGTCATTTCATGACACTGGCAATAGCACATCAAGAACCTGCTCAGTCCCGAGTGGAACAGTAAGCGGCAACTGGCTGCTCCTTGCGGTTGGCATCGATTCCGCCGCAACGGTTACAACCCCGACAGGCTGGACGCTTGTAAAATCCCAGACTGACACTACGGCATTTGGAACGCTGTACCTTTTCAAGCGCAAGGCAGATGGCACCGAAGGTGCCAACATAACAATAGCCTCGACCAGTGAATATTGCACTGGTGTTTGTATCCGGGTTACAGGCGCAGACAGCACGGATTGCATTGACGTAATATCGGCGGCTAATGGCGAAATTGGCGTAAGGGGTAATGTTCGCTTTGGCCAGTGCTGGGCGGCATACACAGATAGCCTGTTGTTTGCGGTCTCATTTATTGATTCCGGCGCTACTACATTTTCATCTGGACCAAGCGGGTTCACGTCTGTAATACAAGAGGCAGGCGGTTCATCCGGCAATGCCATGGGAACATGGCAAAAAGACCAGGCGGCGCAAGGTTATACGGGATTTGTAACGGCAACTACTGCCGCGACAGGCGAGCAGCACGCATCGTTTTTGGTGGTTATACGCTCAACTAGTGGGGCAATAAGTTATCCGTCTAGCCCTGTTATGCGGGCGATAGATTATTATTATCCGCCTCAGGCGGGTGCGGTTTCACCAGAAAATCCTTACGGCACCACAACAGACGACCTGCTCGTGATGGTTGGCGCTACGGACGTAAACGCCATTAGCCTGGACGCTGAATTTACTTCAATACAAAATACCAATAACGGCGCAGTCATTTATCATAATGCGGGCCGCAGAGTTGTTACGGGCGCGGAAACGCCGCCCTACACTTTAATCACCACAACAGCAGGCGCAAAAATTGCTGCTTGCATACGCATAGCTAACGTTGATACGGCAAATCCTATTAATAATAGCAGTGTTGCTACGGGTACGTCGGCTAGTCCGGCAGGCAGCACAATTACTACAACTGCTAACAACTGTTTACTGCTGGCAACCTATGCCGCAGACGATGATGATGGCGCAGACGATACCAATTACCCCTCCGGTTATACGGGGGTGTTTAACTCCATTACTGAACAAGGCAATGACGCATCATTTGGGCTTGCTTATTTAGTTCAGACATCTGCTGGCGCAACTGGCGCGGTGACGTGGACAAATGGCCTGACCGCTTCGGAAGAGTGGGTGGCGCTAAACATTGCAATAGCGCCAGCGGCTAGCAGTAGTGGCGCAGCTTCGGCAACGGGCACGTGCACGGTAACGGCAACCAGCACCGCGACGAAAGATGCAGTAGCAGCAACTGCTGGAACCTGCACGGTAACGGCAACTAGTATCGCAACCAAAGCCTCAGTAGCGGCATCAAATGGTACTTCGACTGTAGCGGCAACGGGTGTTGCTGCCATTACTGGAGTAGCATCCTCCAGTGGCACTTCTACGGTAGCGGCCACCAGTACGGCAACAAAAAACTCGGTAGCTTCGGCGCAAGGCGTTGCTGTAGCAACCGCAATTAGCGCGGCCATCAAAGACTCTATTGCGAGTAGCTCCGGCACATCCGTGGCTACTGTAATAAGCGCAGCAACGAAAGATGCGGTGGCGGGAAGCGCAGGGACAAGCGCAGTAGCAGCTATAGGCATCAGTACGGCTGCAGGTGTCGCGCAGGCGGTGGGAACCAGTACAGCGGAAGCCGTTGGCGAATCAGCTGTGGATGGTAGTGCTGTTGCAAGCGCTGAAGGAACCAGTACAGCGGGCGCAATTAGCGAAAGCACAGCGAACTCGGTGGCGGAGGCCGAAGGAGTCAGCACAGCAGCGGCTATTGGCATTAGCATATTTGTTGGTATTGCCGAAGCGTCAGGGACTAGCACAGCCGGGGCTGTCGGGGCCTACGAAATAACGCCGTCATCTACTGATCCAGGCTGGCTCGGCGGTGGTGGCTACACCTACCATTCGCCGCATGTAGACTATCAAAACAGAATACGCCAAGAGCAAGAAGATCTCAGGGCGATAAATAAGGAATTAGCCCTAGCGGAGCAGAAACGCGCTGAAGCCGAAAGGCTCTTAGCGCAGAAGACAGCCCGCCAGAGGCAAATGAAAGCTGCAAGATTACTTGCGGCGCAGGAAGCATCGCTTCTTGAAGAGATCAACGTGCTGCGCATGGAGCGGGTGCGGTTGATGCGGCTAATCGACGACGAAGAGGCAATGCTTGTCATTCTGATGTCCAGGCCGATTTTCTAAAATAAGGACTAATCATGGATATTGATGCCGTAATTGCGGAGGCTGCACAGCCTGACGCAACCAAAACTGCTGACACTGTAATTGCTGAAACTCCCGAACCTGAATCCGAGCAACCCGCAGAGGTTACGCCAGCTGAACCCGAAGCGCCATGGCCTAAGAAGGCTGAGAACGCTTTAGCTAAAGCCAAGGGGAAGGAAGCGAAGCTTAAGTTTCAGTTAGAGCAGGAACGGGCGGCACGTGTTGCCCTGGAGCAACGCCTTAATGCAAACCCAAAGCCTGCCGAGACAAAGCCGTCCGGTGAGCCCAAGGAAGCAGACTACCAGCATTACCACGAATATATGCGTGCTGTTCAGAAATATGACCTCCAACAGGAACTAGCTGGGAGGGATACAAAGCAACAGGAAACCCAGCAATCGCAGCAGCTACAAGCTTGGGAAAATCAAAGACTCGATGTCATTGATAAGCAGGCAGAAGAATTTACAAAACAGTTTCCCGAGATCGAAACGATTTTCGAGGAAAACCTGGACACAATTAAAGAATACCCGACGTACATCAAGCACCTGTTCCTAGAAGCCGATAACGCGCCGCTTGCGCTCTACAATCTGGCAAAAGAAGGAAAACTTGAAGCACTCGGCACCATGTCGCTGGCTAAAGCCGCGATAGAAATTGGCCGCGCTCAGACGCAGGCAATCTCCAAACTCGCAACAAAAGCACCCGCACCGCTTTCCCCTGCAAAGGGCACTGGCAGCGGGGGCAAAACTCTTGCCGACATGTCGCCCAAGGAAATCCTGGCGGCTGCACGCAGGGGCTAACCCATAAAGGATTAAACAATGAGTAACGATATTTTAACTGCTAAAAATGCTCCGGGTGTCACCGCGAAACTTGCGGCCGCACACCTGGCTGAAAAAGCTCTTTTCTGCAAAAGCATTTCCAAAGAAGACAATTCCACATGGGGCGAGAACTATAAGAACTCCTCGCCGGGTGACACCATTTATGTTAAGAAGCCCCCCCGTTTCGTGGTTGGCTCAAACCTCGACATTACCTCCGCCATTCAGGATGTGAAAGATGAAAAGGTAGCGCTGACACTCGATAAGCCGGGCGTTATCGGTATCAAGATGTCTTCACTTGAAACGGCTTACAACAAGCCGATCAAATTCTGGAACGATGAATATGTTGAGCCAGCTATGAACGCACTTGCTGCCGATCTGGACAAGTGGGCCATGAATAAGGCTGCTATTGCAACCGCTAATCTCGTAGGCACTGCTGGCACTCAGCCGGGCGCAATCCGCACCTTCCTTCAGGCTCGCCAGAAGATGGTCGAATTCCTTACCCCGACCGACCAGAAGAACTTCTGCATGCTGAATCCTGCCACCAACACCGAAACGGTTGATGCCCGCAAAGGCCTTTTCCAGAAAAGCGATCTCATCGCAAAGCAATACGAGATGGGCTATATCGGCACGGGTGAGGGCTTCAACTACATGGAAGGCAATCTGCTGCCTACCTTTACTAACGGCGCAGACGTAACGGGCATCGCAGTAGAGGCATCGGTTGTAACCATTGCAAACGGCATGAGCACCCTGGGTGTTGATGGCGTGACCACGGGCGCAACCATTACCGCAGGTACGGTCTTTACGATCTCTGGCGTATACGCAGTGCACCCGCTGACCAAGCAGGCGTACCCGTATCTCCAGCAGTTCACTGTAACCGCTGACGTAACGGAAGTTTCGGGTAACTCTGTGACGCTGGCAATCAGCCCATCGATTTACTACACCGCTGGCGATCCCCGTCAGAACGTATCGGCTGCTCCTGTTGATGAAACTGGCGCGCTGGTATTCTTTGGTGCGGCTTCTACGGCGTATGCTCAGAACCTTGCATTCCACAAGGATGCATTCCGTCTGGCAACGGTTCCGCTCTTCCTCCCTAAAAATGAGGAATTTGCTGCACAGGAAACCATTGACGGTATCACCGTATCGGTCGTTCGTGGTTTCGATATTCGCACCCGTGAGAATATCATGCGCTTCGACTTGCTCGCGGGCCTTGCCGCAGTACGCCCAGAATGGGCTTGCCGAGTCGCTGGTTAACCAACTTAAGAGGGCAGTATTTCAGATCGCTCCGGCGGTCTTTTTTATTGCCCTCTTTTCTTTTTGAAAGACGAAAATATGTCACAGAATAAACTCGTATCCGAGGGCGCATTTACCCGCGATATGCGGAAAATCGTCAATGATAACATTGCTGACAACGCAGTATGCTCCACGGAATTTGTCGCAGTAACGGGAACCACTGGCACAACGCTGACTAACGTAGTTGGACTCGTTAGCGGTATTCTTCAGCCTGGAACCTATAAATTTAAAATCAATCTTCTGACCGCAGCTACGACCAATAGCGGCCTGAAGGTCGGTCTTAAGTTCGGGACCGCGTCGATGCTTACCTCGATTGCCGCATCGGTAAGAGCCACTTCGGCTTCGGCAATTGCTTCTACCGTATTTACCACGGCTACCGACGCGGCTTCGATTGTTGCGGCAACCGCAGCTTACGTAAATCTCTCGGTTGAGGGAACCATTGTTATTGCACTCGCAGGAACTCTGCAACTGCAGGCTGCCCAGAACGCTGCTCACGCAGATGAAACCAAAGTACTGGTTGGCTCGCATATGGAATTTACGCCCATCGGTGCAACCGTACCCCTAGCTAACGCAGTTGTGTAACTGAAATACCGGGGCTCCGGCTCCGGTTTTCTATCGAGAGATAACCATGTCTAATAGTGATGCCGTTTATTATAAACACAGAAACCTTTCCGCATCCGCCTTGCTTCAGGAAGGCCCCACGAAATTGGGTGGCGTATTTTGCGCCTCATCAAGCGCCGGAACGCTCAAGGTATGGGACAGCACCGCTGCCTCTGGTGCGGTATGCGTCAATACATTCAGTATGGCGGCTGCTACCTATTACCCCATTCCAGCGGATCTTAAAAATGGCTGCTATTTAACCATTGGCGGAACCGCTGATATTACGGCGTTTTACCTGTAATGACCAGCGCCCTAGACCTCATAACCAGCGCCGCGAGGTTGGCGGGGATCGTCTTTAAATCCGAAGCGCTGGATGCAGACGAAGCCCAAGACGGGCTGGAGTCGCTAAACGACATGTTAGCCTCATGGACTACCGATAGTCTCATGGTTACGGGCCGTACATGGGAGAGTTTTAGCATCACGGGTGCGGCCTCCTATACCATAGGAACAGGTGGCACACTGAACACGGTGCGGCCTACCGCTATTAAAGCCGCGTTTATTCGTTCGGGCGACATCGATTACTGGATGAATCCGGTAACGGATGAGCAATACGAAAGCATCACGTTTAAGAATTTCAATAGTCCGTTTCCTGATTACTTTAGCTACGACAATGGCTACCCGCTGGGCAAGATTAGGCTTTACCCCAAGCTTAGCCCCTCAGCAGAATTGCACCTGCTAAACGAGAAGCCGCTTACAGAATTTGCTTCTATAAACACCTCCGTTGATCTGCCTCCGGGCTGGAAGCGTGCAATTCGCTACAACCTCGCTGTGGAAATAGCCGGGGAATATGGCGTAGAGCCGCCTGCGCTCGTAGTAAAAATCGCGGGCGATTCATTAGGTAGCGTTCAGAAGGCTATAGCGCTAAACAGGCCGCTTAAATATATGCCCAAGGGTCCAAGGCCCCGTAATATTTATACAGGGTATGTGCGGTGAAGATTGGGCTTGTCGGTCCCACTTACCAGGAGCGAAGCCTACCGTTTGATTGCCAGAGAACTATCAATCTTTATCCCGTAATGGACCAGCAGGGTAAAGAAGTAACGGCGCTTTACGGCACGCCGGGCTTAGAAGTATTTGCTGGCATTGCAGGCGCAGGTCCTGTGCGCGGGATGTTTGCTGCTGCTAATGGCCGTGCGTTCGTGGTTTCAAACTCTGGCGTATATGAGTTGCCAGCAAGTGGTGAGGGAATCCCAACATTTTTGGGGGGCCTGAATACCAACAGCGGCATCGTTTCAATTGCTGAAAATGGCTTTCAACTCGCAATTTGTGACGGAGAAGATGGCTATATACTTACTTATGCCACAAATGCTTTCCAGCAGATCACAAGCTCAAACTTTCCTTCTGCAAAGACCATTGATTTTATTGATGGTTATTTTGTCGTAAATGAAAATGACAGCGGAAAATTTTATATTTCCTCACAGTATGACGGGCTCACTTGGGCGGCGCTGGATTTCGCCACCGCAGAATCAAGCCCGGATGAATTGCTCAGGGTGCTTAATGCGGTTGGTCAGCTATGGCTGATGGGAACCAAGACAACAGAAATATGGACGAATACCGGAGCAAGTGCTTTTCCGTTTGAGCGTATTTCTGGTGCTAAAATGGAGGTTGGCATTTACGCCCCTCATACAGCACTTGCAGTGGATAACTCGCTGTTCTGGGTTGGAAGGGACGATAAGGGCGCTGGTATTGTATACCGCGCGCAAGGATTCACCCCGCAGCGCATTTCGACGAACCCAATTGAAATTATTATCCAAGCCGCCCCTGAGCCAGACACGCTTAGGGCATACACCTATCAGGAAGATGGTCATACATTTTATGTCATCACGGGCGGTGGCATGGAAACCACGATTGTCTATGATATTTTGACCCAGCAATGGCATGAGCGGGCTTACCTGAATTCCTTCGGGAATTTTGAGCCGCACCTTGGCGCATGCGGAATTTACGCATTTGGCCGTCAGTTAGTAGGTAGCCGCATTAACGGCAGAATTTATACTATGGCCCTAAACATATATCAGGATGATGTACAAGAAATCGCAGCTGAACGTATATTTACCCATCTTAGTGATGAGGGAAAGCGCCTTCGTTTTAACCAGCTCGAAATAGCAATGGAAACGGGCGTGGGGTGGGCTCAGTTAGATACTGAAAGCTCAGACCCCAATATCGCCCTGTGCATAAGCCGCGATGGCGGCAGGACCTATGGAAACTGGTATAATAAGTCTTTTGGCAAGGTTGGCGAATATAAGAAGCGCGTAGCGTGGCGCAGACTCGGAATCGCCAGCGACATCGTATTTAAAATCAGAATAACAGGCGCTGTAAAGCGCTCGCTTATCGGTGCCTATTTAACATGACGAAAGTTTCACCGCCGCCTATTTACCAGGGGCTGGCAGAAGAAGGGACCGGGAAAGCCACGCTGCCTTGGATCTTATTCTTTAGTGGCGTTTTTAATGGCGATACCGGAACCAGCTGGAGCCCAACATTTACCAACCTTACTGTGGTAGGGGCAGCCCCAACTATAACGGGCAAGATTTACCAGGTAGGTCAATCGCTCGCGTTTTTCTCGGTCAAGATTGTGCCCGGCACCAATACCAGCGCGGTGGCAGGCACGACTTATATCAATAACTTTCCGCTGATTCTAAAAGGTGATGGCGCATGCCTTGCTGTATCGGGATTACTCGGCACGAATGCAGGCCAGTGCGACCAGGCATCAAATAATATTTACGTCCCGGCATGGACCACCGTTACGGTTCCGCTGACTATCGTTGGGTTCGTGGAAGCTAGTTAATAGCAATCAATTTGACCGTAAATACCAAGCCTAGAGGTGGTGCAATGAATCCTGTTTGGATTAGTGATTGGCTGTAACTGAGGAAGCGATATGGGTTGCTGAATATATACGGGCTGTGAAGATGCCTCTTGATATTGCCTCTCTTTGACTTTCGACGTGTAAACGACGATTTGGCTGGCTAATTCGGCCTTAAATTCTGCATGGGAATATTTATTAGCTTGATACTTTTCGGCGGCAAGCTCCCGCTTGGCAAGTAGCTCCTGATACAAGTCAGGATATGGCGCCGCTGAACCATAATATTTGTTAGCTACGCCTTGTTCGCACTTATTTACAATTAAAACATTGTTCGGAAGCGCATCTTCGGTATTGCCACCGCAGCGCTGCTGAACTTCCAGTGCCATTAATTCTTCGGTCTGAGCCGATGGGTTGGGGGCGCAGCAAGAAAGAGCCAGTAAGATAAGTGAATATCTTTTCATAAAACCTACTTCCACTTGGTTGGGTCTTTTAATTTAGTAACTTTATAGCCCCTAGAAGTCATACAGGCGTCAATGGAGGCAACCAACTCTGCGTTTATTTCATCTTCGCTGCGTGATTCATAAGCATTAGCAACTGCGATTCCGGCTAAACCAAAGGTGCCGCCCGCCACACCGTAGTTAGGCGCGGCAACATCAGAATTTGCTTTACGCATGCATATTTGTCGGTCGCGCTCGTATTTATCTTCGTCGGGATTCCCCTCAACTTTGGGGTGGTAGCCGATTTTAGAGGCGCAACCGAAAAGCGCCAACACAAATAAGAACGATAACTTCTTCATAGGGAACACCTCCATTGGGTTCCTCAATACTTACCACATCCAAAATTTAAAGGGTTAATTTTGATAAGTTTCGATTTCGTACCTCTGCACAAGGTTGGTCACGAGATTGCGCCCAATATCGCTCGCCATTACGCGGAAATGTCAGATGGCGATGAATACGGCGTGCCCGAAATAGATTGGGATACGTACCTCGCGCTTAGTCATGCGGGCCATTGCCTCGTGTTGACGGTAAGGGATGGGGAAAAATTAGTTGGGTATTCGGTTTACACGATTGGCCGTAACCCCCGTTACAAACAAATCATAGAGGCATCGAGCGCTGGGATCTTCCTAGAGAAGGAATACCGGGGAAAGCTCAGCGAGCAATTCATCAAGAAAGCCGATGAATATCTCAAGAAAATAGGCGTTCAGGAAACAATTTACGTCTTAAGCGACGACCGGGTGGGGCGACTCCTCGGACGTGGTGGTTATGAATCAAAATATAAAGTCTGGAGCATAAAATATGGGCAGTAGAAACACTCTACGCACAATCGCGTCGATTGCGGCACCAATTGCAGGCACGCTTTTACTTCCTGGTATTGGGACTGCGCTTGGCATTAGTGGACTGACAGCGGCTGCTGGCGGCGCAACTACTCTAGGTGGAGCGCTCGGCGGCGGTATCGGCGGCTTAGCAGGCGGCGCATTAAGCGGTGGTGGACTATCCGGTGCATTGCGTGGTGGCGCATTAGGCGCAGCTGGCGGTTATTTGTCCAGCGGTGGCGCATCGGATCTCATCGGTGGCACAGCAGCGGGCAGGGCTCTTGGCCTTAGCGCTCCAGAAGGCGGCTCAGTACTCGGCAATGCATTAGGTTCTACGGCAGGCAGCGCAGGAAGCTCCGGCTTCAGCGGACTCCTATCGGGCGGCGGTGCTGGCGTGACTTCAGACGGCCTACGGGTCGGGCAGGCATACGATACGGCTAGCTTGTCTGGCCTATCTTCAGGTTCAGGTATTGGAAGCGGTCTTACTGGCGACTTCGCCAGGGGCTTGGGCGGCTCAGTTTCCGCCCCGACTTCCTCCCTTGCATCAGCGCTCTCTTCAGGATCAGGCGGCGGTGCATCGGCATTCGGCGGCGTATCGCCCTTAAGTATCGGTGGAACGCTATTAGGCGGCATCAATAGCATGAATGCGACTGAGAAGGCCCGCAAGGATCTCCTCAACGCAAACAATGCAGCCTTGGCGCAATTGCAGCCTTACCAGGCAACGGGAGCGGCTTCAAACACGCGCCTTTCTGAATTGCTTGGCACGGGTGGCAATAGCGGTGCGGAAGATTATGGCTCACTTACTGAACCCTTTAACCCCGGCGATCTCACGCAGGACCCCGGCTATCAATTCCAGCTTAGCGAAGGCGAGCGGGCATTAGGACGCGCACAAGGCGCACGAGGCAATTACTTCTCGGGTGCGGCCTTGAGGGCGGCACAGGATTACGGCACTGGTTTAGCGGACCAGACTTACCGTGATGCCTATGCACGTGATGCAGCCCAGCGTGAACAGACCTACAATATGTACGCGGGTCAGGCAGGGCAGGGACTTAATGCAGCGGGTGGAGCGGCAAATATCAACCAGAATACGGGCATGAACCAAGCCAATGCGGGCATTGCTGGCTCGAACAATATCAGCCAGATGCTTTCAAGCTTGCTCAGCGGATCTGGCGCTCGCCGTCCCGTGAATATCGGCGGTCAAATCGTATACGTATAAGGATGCCATATGGCTGAGAATCCCTTCGCTAATCTTCGAACCTTTGCTGATTACCAGCGGCTAGAGGAAGAATTCCAGATGAAAAAGCAGTTGGCAAACGCGCAACTGCAAGCCAGTCAGGCCGCGCTCATTAAGGCGGGCGAGATTGATGTCGATAAGCTTGGCGAGCAGGCGTTCCTGAAGGCAGGTCAGGGTTTGCCCCTTACCGAGCAAGAGCGCGCAGCTTTGAAATATGTAGATGCCAAATCAACAGGCCAATTTCAGGATAGCGTGACTGGGGCCATAATTACCAAGCCCCCCATATCGGAGCGGATGTTTGGTGGACAGGGATTCCCGCAAGCCGCTCAAACTCAGCAGTCCCTACAAAAGCCAGCGCCATCCCAGCCAGTGAGGGCACCTGAAGCAAATGTTATGCCCGAACAGATAGGTGTGCCCCCCACAGCAGAATCTGATGATTATCTAACTCAGATTTCAGCCGCACAAGAAGCAGAGCTAGCTCAGGCTGGTGGCAACCGGAAGCTCGCCCAGATTGTCAGGGAAAAATATGCCACGGCAAACACCCCCCAGGCTAAGTTTGAAAAAGAAAACAAGCTTCGCGATGAGTTCAATGCCCTCACAAAAGATTTCCGAGTAGTTCAGGATGCATGGTCAAAAATCCAAACCATATCCGATACGCCCGCAGGTGACCTTTCGTTAATCTATGCAACGGCAAAGCTTAATGACCCCGGATCCGTTGTAAGGGAGCAGGATTTCGTCCAGCAGGCAAAGGCTGGAAGTTTTGGGGACAGGGTGCAGAATATGGTGAGCCAAATCACCACGGGTAACCGTTTAACACCGGATCAACGCACCAATCTAGTAAATGAAGCTGGTCTGCAGTATGAAGCCCAAAAGCAGGGCAACGATAGGATTTTAGATAACTATAAGGGCATCGCCCAACGAACGGGTGCCGATGCGGCCAATGTAATTACAGATTACACAGCGTTAAAGTCAGCACCCGCGCAAGCCATTAAAAACGGCACAATTGCTGATAATCCGCAAACGGGCGAGAAACTAGTTTACATGGATGGCCAGTGGAAAAAGTTTTAAACACTCTGCCAGATGGTTTCGTTATTAGGGGCGCTATCGCGCAGCCTCAGGGCTTGCCTGAAGGCTTCGTTATAAGGGGCGATAAGCCCGCACCTCAACAGGTTCCGGGAATAGATGCGCCTCAGCCATATGCTGAAGCCCTTGGCGACAGGCTAATGAATACAAGAGATAACGTAGTCGCGCAGTTTACGGAGCCCTACGCAAAAGACAAAACAGCGGGTCCCGACTTATTGCAGCGTATTGGCGATGCTGGGGGGCGAATTGCAAACACGGCGATGAGCCCGGTTATGGCGGCTATGGATATGGGCGCGGCAGGATTACAAACACAAGTGACGCAGCCCATTGCGAGGCAATTTGTTGGGCCGGAGACCACCCTAGAGCAGAAACAGAAATTAGCTCAAGTTTCAGGCGATACCGCAGATCTGGGAACGCAGGCATTTTTAGCGCCAACCCCTATTAAAAAGGGAGGCTCAATAGCTCTGCGGCCAGGAATGACGGATTTACCAAAAGCCATGGATGGGTTTGCCGAAGGCGCAGCGCAACATTACAAAGTTGATAGAGCGCTTAAGCCCAAATCACCATTGACCGCTGAGCAGGTAAAGACAGCCTCGCGTGGGGCATATAAAGCTGCGGAAGAAAGCGGAGGGGTGCTCAACGGTAACTTCTCAACCCGTGCTATAAATATCCTGGACTCCTACAAGCCCAAACCTATAGCGGGTAAGGTCCTTACTTCGGAAAACGCTGAGATTGCAAACGCTCTAGATGAATTTAAAGATTTGCGTGGAAGCAATCTTACGCTTACCGATTACCAGCAAATTGATGCAGCTTTGGGTGATAAAGTAGCACAGGCATACGTAAGCGGTAATATGAACAAAGGCCGTGTACTCGGTAAAGCGCAAGATGATATCCGCCAACTGCTTGATTCAGTATCGGAATCCGAAGTTATAGGCGGTAAGCAGGGATTTGATATCCTTACCAAGGAGGCAATCCCCACATGGTCTGTGCAATCCAAAATGAATGATTTGGAGCGTATAGTTCAGCGGGCAAACATGATGGATAATCCCTCTACGGGTGTACGCACCGGATTTAGGAATCTTTCGCTTAATCAAAAGAAAATGGCTTCCTACCCTAAAGAAGTGCAGCGCCTTATCTCAAAGGCTGCCGTTACTGGCAAAGCTGATGATCTCCTGGGTATACTCGGAAGCAGGTTGAACCCAATTGTTGCCGGAGCGGTAGGGGGGCCAATTGGCATGGCCGCTAGCGCAGCCACATCTGGGTTATTCCGGGGCATCAGAACAGGACTAAAGAATAACCAGGCAGACCGCATTATAAGCAAGGTTGCTGAACCCATCAGGCCTATTGTTGAGAGGTATAACGCGCCAAAAACGCCGCCTAAAGCGCAAGGCCCCATGTTAGCATTGCCCGCGCCTAAAACCGTTGTTTCGGTGGATTCAGCAGGCCGCGCCACGCCACCACTCAGCCCAGCAGGCAGGGAGTCGCTTGGTATCCAGGCCCCGCAATTTAGCCGTGCCCTTCTATCGGCCCCGAAAGCAGATACATCCGCGTTTTCGGCAGCATGGGAGAGCTTTACTGCTGAACAGCAGGCTCAAATAGGCAAGCAAATCGAGCGAGCTTGGGCAAGTCAGCAAATGCCCTTATCGGAGATTATTCTAGAAGCCAGAAAAGCCGCTGACGAAATTGCATCCATAAAAGGCGATGTCAAAAACCCAGCGATGAGGGAGGCGCTCACTGAAGCGGTGCGGCAGCCCACCATGAAAGAAGTCATGAAGATGAAACCAGCGGCGGCGAAAAAAGCATTAGAAAACTATAAAACTAACCGTAAATAATCATTTAATGCCAGCCGCAATAAGCGCGCACCCTTGTAAAATTGAAATAATCAAAACGCCATATGCCACCGCATCAAAAGCAGTAATGGCCTGGCGCTTTTTTTCCTGAATCTTTGTTTCCTTGGGGGTAATCGGATCACCCGGCAGGAAAAGCTCGTAATAGAATTTCTTAGATTTCATGTCGGCCTCTCTAGAGCCGCAATCTTACCACCATCCCCCTAATTAACAATACCTTAATGGAGCAATAAATGGCCCAGCTATTAGCCGCGCCCTTCAGCTACTTTGCCGACGATAACGGTGCCCCTTTAGCTGGCGGAAAAGTCTATACATATGAGCCTGGTAGCGTAGACACGCCCAAAGATAGCTATACGGATGAATCGGGAGATTTCCCAGCCACCAACCCCGTTGAACTGGATAGCGCAGGCAGGGCAGAAGTATGGCTTGATGGTTTTTATAAAATCGTCGTTACGGATGCCGATGATGTGGTGATCAGGTCGGTTGATCACATATCCGCCACCAATACCAACGGCGATATGCGGATCGAGGTTTACGATCCTGCAAACGTAGCGGAGCAGCTGGTGGGTGAGACCGCATTCCAGGACCTTACCAATAAAAGAATAACTACAATCCCCTCAAGCACAATTACGGCAAGCCTGAAAGTACCAGCTGGTAGCGCCCCTACATCACCTTTCCATGGTGATATATGGACCACCGCCGCCGCCGCATTGATACGCATGAATGGCACCACCCAATCATTCCAAACCACGCTTGACAGGCAAGTAACGACCGCTGATGTAAGCAACAGTACATCGGAAACGGCAATTTATAGCTTTTCTGTACCAGGCGGAAACCTAAGCACAAACGGCCAGCTCATTCTTTCGCTCATTGGTGATTACCTTAACGACACAGGCGGCGGTTCAACACTCACTATAAATGTCAAATACGGCGCAACCACGATAGGCGCGTTTAGCTTGGGCTCGATTGCCCAGAATGCTGGCCGTCGCTCCTTACAAGTTGACTGCATGATATCGGCAGCAAATGCCACCAATGCGGAGCGGTCAAGATGTCGCGTAAGTTTGGGCGCGGTTGCCACGGCAACGGGAACTGGCGCAGCGCCCGGCGTAACTCAGGAGGCTGTGCATAATAGCATAACCGAAGATTCAACGGTGGCAAAAACCCTGCAAGTAACCGTTACCCACGGCACTATCAGCTCGAATATCTCGGGCCGCGCCTTAGGCGTGCTTCTTACCAAATCGTAGGGGGATATTAAATGGTACACGGCCATGGCAAAACCACCGAAGAACGGCTTTCCAGGGTAGAGGAGATTTGCGAAGAAATACCCGAACTTCTGGAATTGCTCCGCGATGTAAAAGGCGCATTACGGTTGTTTGTAAAATTCGGGAAGTTTATTAAATGGGCATCAGGCGTATTGCTGGCAATTAGTGGCATTGCCTGGGTAATCAGGCATTTCGGCACGGCCCCATGACGCTGCTCTCTCCCCATTTCACATTGGGAGAATTTACCAGAAGCAGCCACGATATCCCTAACACCCCAGACTATACGCAAATCTTTTCCATGAAGGCATTGTGCAAGAACGTGCTGGAGCCACTGCGTGAGCATTTCGGGCCAATCTATATTACATCAGGATTCCGTTCTCCTGCGCTGAACAAAGCAGTAGGGGGCGCTCCAAGCTCACAGCATTTAAAGGGCGAGGCGGCTGATATCAAAATCCCCGGAGTCAGAAATGACGCGGTTTGGAATTACATAAAAAACAACCTCCCGTATGACCAGCTCATAGCTGAAAAGCTCAAGCGCGATGACGGCGCTGCAGGCTGGATTCATGTGTCCTACGCACCCACGCTAAGACGCGATGCAATTTCATACCTCGGCAAGATCGACGGCAAACATACATACGTAAAGGGGCTGGCTTATATATGAGTTTAATAGGCGATATAGGGGGATTCGGTGCGGTTGCCGACCTGCTTAAAGACAGCATGGACAAAATATGGCCCGATCAAGAAAAACGCATACAGGCTGAAATCAAAATCCGCGAACTGGACAACCAGCTTGCTCAAGGCCAGATGGCTATCAACCAGGTGGAGGCCGCGAGCAATAACCTATTCGTATCCGGCTGGAGGCCCTTTATCGGATGGGTGTGCGGCGTAGCGTTTGCCTATCATTTTATACTGCAGCCCCTGATGGTTTTCATAGCCGCTTGCTCAGGAGATGATTGCACCCCGCCCAAGTTCGATATGGACCAGCTGTCCACCGTACTTATGGGGATGCTGGGCCTTGGCGGTTTGCGCACGATCGAAAAGGTAAAAAGCCTAACAAAATAGGAGTAATCTAATGATTGTCCTCCGGCATATTAAGGCCAAACCACGGCACGCGCTAGAGTGGTTTGTGATATTCGCGTCCTGTGTATTTGTGGTTGGCATGTACGCGCTGGCCGATCTCAGGGCGGCGGGGGTCACATGGCTGTCATAGACATAACGCCATTTCTCAAGAAGAAACCCAAACCCAACAGAGCCTACGGAGAGCGATTATGCTGCCCCAATTGCGACGCATACGATTATTGGCGGCCTTATGCTAAGCCACATGTTGATAAAACGCTGCACCTTACAGCGTTTATGTGTACGTCGGACGAGTGCGATGGAACAACCGTTGTAGAAGTCAAGAACGGGATGTTAATTAAATGAGCGGGCACTCCCACGACCCTGTGCTAATGGAAACATTATGCCAGCGGATGCATGAGGGAGAGGCAAAGGTAGCCATCCAGGCAGAGAAGGGCATCAGCACCACTACGCTACGAAAATACTACCGGGCATGGTGCATTAAGAATGGCGTTGAAGAAAACAACCCCGTTAGCAACAGCAGCCACCTCACGGCTAAGAGCGTTCTGCAGGCTCACGTAAACCCGGCCCAGCCCATAGCAAGTATAAAACCACCTTTCACGCCAGCCCGCTCTAAAATCCTCATATACGACATCGAGACACTGCCCAATCTGGGCTATTTCTGGGATACGTTCTCAGACCGTGGCATTCCGCTGGATTTCATCCTTAAGCCCAAATCCATATGCTCAATCGCATATAAATGGTACGGGAGCGAGGAAACCTATGTTCTGGTCATCGATACCCCTTACGATGATGGGGCTATCTTAGAGGCATTCCTGCCCGAATGGAGTCTTGCTGATTACGTAGTGGCCCATTATTCAAAATTCGATAAGCCGTTCATAGCGGCCCGCCTGATGGCAAACGGGCTTCCGAGCCTTCCCCCTGTAAACGATATTTGCACCTATAAGCTCGCCAAGCAGAATTTTGGCCGTTCGCTCAATGGCAATAAACTTGACCATTTGGGCAGCATCCTCGGGGTAGGTAGCAAAATCAAAACCAATGCCGATTTATGGGTCAGGTGCGCGGCAGGGGATAAGGACGCGCTTGCAGAAATGGCGCTTTATAACAAGCAGGATGTTATGCTCCTGGAGGACGTATTCAGGGCAATGCTGCCTTACGTCAAGAGCAAGCTAAACCTCAACCTCATGTCTGATGAGCCCATCTTGCGTTGCAAGCCCTGCGGTAGCGACCATCTGGAACAGCGTGGGTATGAATACACAACCGCTTCCGTGCGTCATCGCTACATCTGTAAGGATTGCGGGTCATGGTCAACATTCGCAGCAAAGGCGGTCCAATGAAAATTGCTGAGACATTAGCCGACCGTCACAAAACCCATGGGAACTACAAACACCAGGCCGCAACAGCGCAGAAACTAAAAGCCGTCATGCGCGAGTTTCCCAATTGGGAATCATTGCCGATGGACATGAAAGAATCGCTTGAGCTTATAGCCACCAAGCTAAGCCGTATAGGCCACGGTGATCCATATCACATGGATAGCTGGCACGATATCGAAGGATACGCGAGGCTCATATGCAAAGATTAGTGCTCCTAATAATGCTTTGTGGCTGTTCTGAGAGGCATTGGGAATTGATGCCTTATCCACCGACCATACACACAGAATATAAACTACAGGGAGGCCCGCAGTGATTTCGTTCCGCGAGTTATCGCAGAAGTTCTTAACTTGGTCCAAAGACCACCAGGCCCATAGATCGTGGGAATATTATAAAAATTACCTAGATATGTTCTGCGCGTTCCCAGGCGTGGCGGAAACCCCCGCCATGAATTTGAAGCCATACCAAGTACAGGAATGGATTGATAGCCATAAGGATGCGTGGGGGAACAATTACAAGGCGGGTGCGGTCGTTGCTATTAAGCGCATGTTCAACTGGGCCGAATCTATGGGTTATATTGACGCAAATCCCATTAATAAAATGAAGCGTGAGCAGGTTTCGCCGCGTAAAATATATATGAAGCCCGAAAACTACGAAAAGA